AGTAAAGAATATAATCTCTCCACGAGGCTGCTCTATCTTCAATTAAATATTATAAGGATTTGTTGGATAATTACCGACCACCTTATTTATGTGAAGACCAGATTTATATCTGGTCTTTATTTTTTTGTTTTAAACATTTAAGGAGGTAGTAATTATGTTAATTAGCACAACTGCAAAAGTAAAATGGAATTCAAGAAATAAAAAACACTACACCGAATGTGGTTATGAATTTACAAAAATGGGGGATGAATTTGAAGTTAAGATTGATGATTTAACTTGTGGTTCTTGTGGAATAGTTACTGTGAAATGTGATTATTGTGGTGCAGAATATGATCTTGCATGGCAAACGTATGTATATACAAAAAAGAAATCACCCATTAAAACAGATTGTTGCTCAAGCATTGATTGCTGTAAAAAGAAAATTGAAGAAGTATTTTTATTGAAATATGGAGTTACAAATGTTTTAAAATTAGATACGATTAGAGATAAAATCAAAAAAACATTTCTTGACAAATATGGTACTGAAAACCCGTTTGCAAGTGAAATAATAAAAGAAAGAATTAAAATTACTAACACAGAAAAATACGGTGTAGCAAGCGCAATGCAATTGCCAGAAGTTGTAGAGAAATCAAGAAGAACATGTATGGAAAGATACGGTGTCCCAAATTACAGTCAGACAGAAAAATTTAGACAGAGTTTTTCTGGTGAAAATAGTCCAGCTTGGAAGGGTGACGATGTAATTCATGGAAGAGTTGAAAGATTTGATCCACAATATCGTCAATGGCGTAGAGCTGTTTACATTAGAGACGCATATACATGTCAATGTTGTGGAGCAAGAAACAAGGTTGGAAACGGTGGTACTGTTCAACTACATGCACATCATATAAAAAATTGGATTGATAATCAAGAAGATAGATTTGACGTAGATAATGGTATCACATTATGTAGTGAATGCCATTATGCTTTTCATAGTAAATATGGGAAACACAATAACACGCAAGAACAATTAGATGAATTTATATTAACAAGAACAAATTCAGAAAAAATTGAAGATAAAGAAATATGCTGAACAAATAGGAATAAAACTATTTGAAATATAGGATAAAAAGCCTATGTACTAACACTTTGCAAGGTTTAGGGATTTTTGATTATATTATTAAAAATCAATTCGATGAAGAATATCAAGTTACTTACGACGCTCTTTCGTGTATTAACGACACTGTTATGGCAGATAGATGCAAAGTTAAAAATGCTCGTAAGGTGATCTGGAGTATAAAAGCTTCCGCACAATTCAATAGCGATATTGCATTTGGATTACGTGCTGGATTTCAAAATAATAAGATTAATCTTCTTGTAACAGAGAATGATGCTGATGAGGTGATAACTAAGATTAAAGGCTATAACAAGTTGTCTCAGACAGACAAGCATATGCTTAAGTTACCGTACATCCAGACATCACTACTGATTAATGAGATTGTTAATCTTGATTATACACAAAATGGAACAATGGTAAAAATTAAGGAGCGTTCTGGAAACAGAAAGGATAGATATTCTTCTCTTGCATACTCTTATAAGATTGCAAGTGATTTGGCTATCCAAGAACGCAAACCCACAATAGAAAAAGAAATATTGAAACAATTTGCTTACGTTCGTCAACCGAGAATGTTGAGACAATCACAAGCACGATATTACTAATAAGGAGGTGGGGCTGTGACTGAGCAAAAATCAAATGCTGTTGAAATTGTAAAGAAGTATAGCAATGGAAGTATAGATGACAATTTTAATAGTAAAAAGAAAAGAGGTAGTCGTAAGACTACTAAGGTTTTAGATAATAAAAACAATACTACTTTCCCATCTTCTGAGGTTGAAGTTGAGAAGGAACGTATGGATTATAGAGTAAAGAGGAAAAGCATTGATAACGATGAATCTGTTGAGGAAAGAAAACGTGCTTTACAGTTTCGGAAACTCAAAGAGATCTTAATGCAGAATGTTGGTAAGGGAACTAATATTAGTTTTTATAGATATACAAAGGATTTGATTAAGAGGTACTTAGCAAATCCGTATAACTACCAGAATGAAGTTAGGGAAGTGAGTAGGTATTTGTATAGAACGAATACTGTATACAAGAAAATTATTAATTCATATGCAACTCTGCCACTATATAGATATTCTTTAATGCAAAAGTATGACCTTACAAAAGAACCTGATTACTTGAAATTGGTAAAAGAATTTCAGCGTGTGGCTCAAAGATTACATAATATAGACATAGATAAAGAGTTCCAGAATATGATGGTTATGTTAATCCGTGATGGTATATTTTGCGGATATGTTTATGACAACAAAAATGATGGTGCTTGGATTATGCCGTTAGACACACGATATATTAAGATCAGAGGTAAGAATGAAAACGGACAATGGATTGTAGTCTTTGATCTAAGTTATTTTGCCCAAGGAACTAACAGCATTTTTGTAGAACCAGATCCAACTGGGCAAAATGGCTTATGGGCAGCGTGTTTTGTAGAGGGTTGGAAGAAGTATAGAGATGATCCGCAGATGAACCGTTGGATGATTTTGCCGGATGACAAAATTATATGTGCTATTGCCAACACCAATGATGAATCAATTTTCCCAATGCCATTTTACACGGGAATATTTGAACCTTTAATGGATTTGAAGGATTATGAACAACTTGCATCAGATAGGGCGCAATTAGAAAATTATGCTTTACTGATTGGTAAGATCCCACTTATTAAGGATTCTGATCGAGTTGACGATTTTGCAGTATCGATTGAATTAGTTCAAGAGATGCAGTCATTAATTGATGCAGCTCTTCCTGAACTTGTAGGGTCAGGATACTCACCGTTAGAGTATGATGTTATTACGTTTGATCATTCAAACACCACTGAAAATGTAGACATGGTTTCTCAGAGTATATCTAATGTATTTACTCAGGCTGGTGCTGAAGAGTTAATAGTTGCAGGATCAAAATCAAGTACAAATACTGTTGCATTAAAGTATAAGATACTGAATGATACGAGTACATGTTTTATGTGGCTTGGAAGATTAGAGTCAAGTTTTAATTACTACATCAAACGTAATATGTCAGAACATATATCATTTGAGTTCCATCAAGAAACTTGGTTTAACGAATCTGATTACATTCAAAAGTTTAAGGATGCCGGAACTCTTGGTGCTACTACTGGATTGGATTATATGACTGCTCTTGGTTATACTCCATACTCTGCTCTTTGTAAGTTACAAATGGAAGGAGTTATGGGGGTTCGCAAGCTTATGCAGCCTTTCCAAAATTCCTATAGTACGAGCTATAAGCCCAATGGTGATATTGATGACAATGGCACAAGTAAAGCGGGTGGAGTTTATACACCTGAAGACGTAGGTGGTAGACCGTTGAAGGACGAGATTGATATCTCTGAAAAAGGTGAAGAAGCCAGGGCTGAAGGACGAGTCGAAGGAATGTAATAATTATTATGCAGATAACACTGCTTAATATATAACTGCTAATACGCCTATGAATGCATGTTTGGGTTTGCTCCAAACCATAGGCTCAGAATAATATATTCTGCGTTAAATATAAGGCTACGAAATGTAGCCTTATTTAGATTAGAAGGAGATACTAACATGCCAGATAACAAAGTTCATTCTTCAAAATTCATAACCACTTTCAATCCAGATACAGCTGCTCTCCTCTCTCACATGGGATTTAAGCAACTGCAAAAAACACAGAGTGGTTACTTTGTATTTGTGAACGAACCAAAGAAAATGATATTTGAAAAATTAGATGACGTTGCTTATACGAACACATTATTTTTCAATTAATCATATATTGATTCAAATTATATTTATTATCCTACGAAAGGAGGATCAGGCTAATGCGTAAAAAGATTTTAACATTAGATGATCTGGTGTCCTTTTGTAAATCAGGTAACTTAGCAAAGTTTAGTTCTTCTGAATCTGGTTATAAACTTTCTGTACAGACTCCTGCTGTGTTCGATATTGATCAAGAACAAACGGAAACTGAAGATGATACTCTTTTTTTTGGAACCGTTGAAGCTTTTCACGTAGGAGAGAACCGTAATGGAAGCTATGTACCGGATAATGCTGCTGTAAAGGCAATGGGAACAATGCGCTATAAACCTATCCTTGCATATATAGAATGTTTCGATGAAGAGACTGAAGATTATGATTTTACGTCTCATGAAATTGAAATAGATAAGGATGGTAATACAGAGTACATTGAGTCTCAGGTTGGATGCTTTACCGCAGATCCTCCGTATATGAAATATGATGAAGAGAATGAAAAAAACTTTGTATACGCGAGAGCCGCCATTCCAAGGACATATACCAGAGCTGCCGAGATTATTGAAAAGAAAGGTGGCACTAAGGTATCAGTTGAGTTAAGCATTAACTCAATGTCATGGAATAGCGATGATAATCTTCTCATCCTTGAGGATTTCGTTGTTGAGGGTTGTACTCTTCTTGGAAGAAGCATTGATAGCCGTGACTACGGTTCTCAGGTTGAAGAAGGTATGCAAGGTGCTAAGTTCATTATTGATGATTTCAAAGAGGACAATAATAGTGTTGTCAAGTATTCAAAAGAAAAAGACAACAATGAAAAATTAATAGAAACATTAGAGAAGCTTAATACTACCCTCTCTAATTTATCTATAGATAATACTGCAAGAAAGGAGGAAGCTCTAATGGACTATGAAAACAAAGTTGAAGATGTAGTTCTGAACGAGGCTGAACAGAATGAGTCTGTCCAGATGGATGAGGATAACGGAAATGTTGAGCCTGTTGTAGAACTTGAAGCTGTGGTTGAGAATGAGTCTGTGTCTGAAGATGACACTCAGAACATTCAGGATACTCAGGAGTTTGATAATACTGAAGATAATAGTACTTCTGAAAACGTTCAGGAAGAAGAAGCTGAGTTTGAAGAGAATGCTGAAAATCAGGAAGGTCAATCTGATAACGAAGCAGAAAACGAGGCAACAGAGGATTTTACTTCCGCTAAAGAAAATCAGGCTACTGAAAATCAGAACGAGAATGAATGTGCTTCTGAAGAGAAGTTTACTATTCAGTATGAACTGAGCCATGATGATATTCGTTATGCTCTTTATAATCTCGTTTATAATGCGTATCCAGAAGAATGCCTTGATATCATCCAGGTGTATGATGACAGATTCGTTATGATGGATTGGGACAAGCCCGGAGTATATTGGTCACAGCAATATCTTCATGATGATAAGGGTGTGTCTCTTGTAGGATACAGAGAGCAAGTATTTGCTGAGTTTATTACAGAAGCAGAAAAGAATGCTCTTGAACTTATGAGAACCACATACGCTTCTATGGAAGCAGAATTAAATACATACAAGCTTGCAGAGGCACATGCTGAAAAGGTTGAAAAGATTCAGAACAGCGATGAGTATGAGCTAATTAAAAACAGCATTGAG